CCCAGGATGAAAAAGCTGAGGGCTATGGCGAGGCGGCAGGCAATCTCGCCGGGACCCTGGCCGGTGCCGCTGCGGGGGCCGCCATTGGCTCCGCGGTGCCGGTGATTGGAACAGTGATTGGTGGTTTGATCGGGGGGGCGTTCGGTGCCTGGGGCGGTTCTGCCTTGGGCGTTGCCTTGGGTAAAAAGATGTTCGGCTCTGATGAGTCGCTCAAGAGGCTGCCCGCAGCCGGCCCGCTGATGATGGCCAATGCTGGGCAGACTATCCCGCCGGTCATGGGCGACATCGCCAAATCGTTCAAGCCACGCGAGACACCCTTGATGATGGGGCAGGTGGTGCGTTCGATGGAGACTCCGTCGCCCTCTGCATCGACACTGGCCACGATCAACCCGCCGCAGTCGTTCGCGTCACAGGCAGCGCCGGTGCTTGAGCAGCAATTCAGCTTCGCGCCCTATCTGTCGATCTCAGTCCAGGGGGATGTCAAAGACCCCGCCCAACTGGCCCGTGAGCTGGAGCCCTATCTGCGCTTTCAGTTCGACGAATACAGCCGGCAGGCGACCGCCCGCCAGTTGTTCGACCCCGCACACGTTTAAGGAGGTGGCATGGCCTATATGGAACAGTTGCACTCGGGGCTTGAGTCCCTGGTGGCGGCGGCAGAAGCGGGGCGGCGCAGTGCGGATGAGATGCTGGGGCCGATGAATGGCGCCATCAGCGACATCGCCGGCGCCGCCTCGGAGCTGGAGAACATGCCCTTCGTCGGGCCTGTGTTGGGCGCCAAGTTGCAGCGCACGATGCGCAGCATCAGCGCCGCACAGTCCGTGGTCGGTGAGGTGGCGGCCAAGTACAGCCAGGTCGTGACCGCCGCCGCACAGATCCAGCAGCGCCTTGGTGCCCTGCAGGAGCAGACCGCCAAGGCGGGCGCAGCGATCAACCGGATCGGCGGGCAGATCAGCCCGGCCCTGGGCAATATTTTCCCGAGTGAGGCGTTTGCCGAATCGAGCACTCCGGCGGCCGAGGCGGTGAAGCCCTTTCCACACTTGCTGATCTTGCAGCCGCTGGGGGGCGTTTCTCAGCCTTACTACTTCAACGTCGACACCGCGGCCTTTGACGAACTGCACCGCCAGACCGGGTTTCGCTGGTCTGGCCAGGAGCGTCTGAGCCGCAGTGTCGCCCAGCAGGCGGTGGGCCAGGGCACTGAGAGCATCACCCTCAAGGGCGCGATCTTTCCAGGGTTCAAGGGCGGGCTCGGGCAGTTGCAGGCGCTGCGCAGCATTGGGAGTCGCTTGCTGCCGTTGAGCCTGACCACTGGCTACGGCGAAGTGCTGGGCACCTGGTGCCTGACTCGCATTGACGAAGACCAGAGCCACCTGCTGGCCGGTGGCATTCCCCGTAAACAAGGCTTTTCACTGGAGTTTGTAAGTTATGGCGACGACTTGCAGAACGTCTGACGGGGACCTGCTCGATACGCTGTGCCAGCAGTACTACGGGCACCTCAATGGCAGTGTCGAGGCGGTGTTGGATGCCAACCAGGGCTTGGCCGACGAAGCACAGCCGTTTCGGGCAGGGGTATTGATCGTGCTGCCCGTCTTGCCGATCCAGGCACAGGCCCTGGTTCAACTGTGGGACTGATTGCCAGCCCCACCCACAGACCCCACCGCGTGTGGGGTTTTCTTTTTCTGGAGCGTGGGCCATGACCCCAGAGTTTCGAATCGTTGCCGACGGCCGGGACATCACCGCCCTGATCAACGACCGGCTGCTGACGCTGCGCACGACGGACAAGCCCGGGATGGAGTCGGATGAATTCGAGCTGCGTATCGATGACCGCGACGGCGCCGTGGCGTTGCCTAAGCGTGGCGCCATCATTGAGGTGTTCATGGGCTACGCCGGCCTGCCGCTGACCCGCCTCGGGCGCTACACGGTGGATGAGGTGGTGGTGACGGGGCCGCCGGACTCTATCGAGATCCGCGGCAAGGCCAGCGACATGCGCGGCAGTGGCAAGACCACCCGCAGTGGCAGTTGGGAAAACGTCCCGTTGCAGCAGATTGTCCATGACCTGGCGGTTCGTAACGGCTGGACGCCCTTGTGCCCGGTCGCCACCAAGGTGCCGCGGGTCGATCAACTCAATGAGTCCGACTTCAACTTCATCACCCGCCTGGCCCGGCAATACGACTGCACCGCCAAGGTGGCTGAAGGCAAGTTACTGGTGTTGCCCCGCCAGGCCGGGTTGAGTGCCAGCGGCAAGGCGTTGGGGGTGGTCACGGTCACCCGCCGCGACGTGAACCGCTATCAATTCCGCCTGAGCGACGGCAGCACGCAAAAGGCGGTGCAGACCAAGCACCAGGACAAAAAGACCGGAGAACTCAAGGTCGTCGACCTGCGTAACAGCCAGTCGCCCGCCGGTGTGCCGTCCGTGCATACCGACCGGCACCTCTACCCGAACAAGGCCGCCGCCGAGCAGGCGGCCAGTGCGCGCCTGGCGGCGTTCAACCGCAGCACCGCCAGCCTGCGCCTGGACATGCCCGGGCGTACCGACCTGTTTGCGGAACGCATGATCAACGCCCAGGGCTTCAAGGACGGGCTCGATGGCCAGTACCTGCTGGACTCGGTCGAGCAGTTGTTCAACCCGTCCGGGTGGAGCACCACGGTCGAGTGCAACGCCGGCAAGCAAGGCAAGGCCAAGGCCGCGGGCAAGAAAAAGCCCGCCAGCAAGCCGCTCAAAGTGGTGCCGCGGTAAGCCGGCTCGTCGGGCGCTTATTCGGCTTGGCCCTGAGCCCGCGCTTTATTCCCCCTTGTGATGCGGCCAACCCGCAGGAGTCTCTCGATGAAACTCAGCGCTGTTTTCGATCAGCTGCAAAATCACTGCCCCAGCCTCGCTGGGCGCATCCTGGCCGGCGTCGACCTCGACAGCCTGACCAGTCACACCACGCAACCGGTACCGGCGGCGTACATCGCCCCGAGCAACGACCTGGCCACTGCCAACAGTGCCCAAAACGCCCATCACCAGAGCATCCGCGACCGCTTCGAAGTGCTCTTGCTGCTGGACGCTAGCAACCCGCAGCAGGCCCTGGACCAGCTCCATGAGCTGCGCGCCGAGCTCTGGCGGGCCCTGGTCGGCTTCAAGCCGAGTGCCGAGTACAACCCCATCGAATACGACGGCGGTGAGCGGGTGTCCCTCAACGCCACCCGCTTGCTGTATCGCCTGGTTTTTTTCGCCGAGTTCCAACTGGGACGCAACCTGTCCAGCCAACCGGCGGAAACCTGGCACGAGCGCGAACTGGACGGCTTGCCGTCTTTTACAGGGGTCACGGTGCGGGTCGATGCCATCGACCCGGCCGATCCCAACTTGAAACGTCCAGGGCCTGACGGGCGCCTGGAACTGAGTTTTTCAGGAGAGCTAACGCAATGAGCAAACGCATCACTGTGCTGCCGGTCGCCGGCCGTGCCGTACCGGACCCGGAGGCCGGCGACCTGCTGCCGGCCTCGGGCCGTGAAGTGTCGGACAGCGCCTGGTGGCGCCGACGTCTGGCCGATGGCGATATCACCACCAAAGCCGTGAAGACGGCGAAATCTCAAGGAGCCAAATAATGGCGATCGGTTTCAGCAATATCCCGGCGGACATCCGTGTACCGCTGTTCTACGCCGAGATGGACAACTCGGCAGCCAATAGCGCCTCGTCGGCCATGCGCCGCTTGCTGGTCGCCCAGGTCAATGACAATCAAGCCGGTGACGACCTCGGCAAGCTGGTGCTGGTGTCCAGCGTGGCGCTGGCCAAGAGCATCGGTGGGCAGGGTTCGATGCTTGCCTCGATGTACGAAACCTGGCGCAAGACCGACCCGGTGGGCGAGATCTGGTGCCTGCCGCTGCACAGCACTGAAGGCAGCGTGGCCAAGGTCGAGGTGAAGATCACCGGCGCCGCCAGCGAAAGCGGCCTGCTCAATCTGTACGTCGGTGGCGTGCGGGTGCAGGCGTCCATCGTCAGTGGCGCCACCGCCGCCCAGGCCGCCAGCGCCCTTGCCCTGAAAATCAATGCGGCCGTGGATCTACCGGTGACCGCGGCTGTCGTGGACGCCACCGTGACCCTGAGCGCCAAATGGACCGGCGACAGCGGTAACGACATCAGCCTGCAGTTCAATCGCCTGGGCAAGAGCAATGGCGAAGAGACGCCCGCCGGCCTGACCCTGGTGGTCGGCAAGATGGCCGGTGGTACCGGCGTGCCGGATCAGGTCGCGGCCCTGGCGGCCCTGGGTGACGAGCCCTTCGAGTTCATCTGCATGCCCTGGACCGACACCGCCAGCCTGAACGCCTGGCAAGGTGCGATGGACGACAGCACCGGCCGCTGGTCCTGGGCCAAGCAACTGTTCGGCCACGTCTACAGCGCCAAGCGCGGCACCGTCGGCACCCTGGTGACCGCTGGCCAGGCGCGCAACGACCAGCACGTCACCATCCAGGCCCTGGAAACCGGCGTTCCGCAACCGGTGTGGGTCCAGGCGGCAGCCTTGGCGGC